GTAAAACGTTTTTTGTTTAGTCGTCAAGCCCCAAAAACAAGAAACTTGCAAAAACCCCCGGTTCGTCTCTAAATCCCTGAATCATGCCCAAAGTTGACCACAGACGAAAAGAAGTTGCCACAAGTGAAAAGGACTGGTGTTTGATTGCCGATTGCGTTGAAGGTGAACGGGCGGTTAAAGAAGCCGGGGAAAAGTATTTGCCCAAACCGGCGGCGGAAAAAGACGAAGAATACGCCCGGAAGCGTTACAAAGCTTACAAGACCCGGGCGGTTTTCTATAATGTCACGGGCCGGACGCTTGAAGGGCTTGTTGGGCAAGTCTTCAGCAAAGAAAGTTCAATTGACCTTCCCGGGGCGTTGGAACGCTACGAACCGGACCTTGACGGGGCCGGAACGCCCCTTGAGCAACAAGCCAAAGCAACTTTGAAGGCAACGTTATCTTTCGGCCATTGCGGGCTTTTGGCGGACTTCCCGACAATCGAAGAAGGGCGGGTTGTGACGCTTGCCGACATTGAAGAATTGCGAATCCGCCCCCGAATCCTATTCATTCCCCCGGAGCAAATCATAAATTGGCGGGTTTCCGTCGTTGGCGGTGAAACATTGCTTTCTTTGGTCGTCATTGAAGAACGGGCAATTATCAAAGACGACGGTTTTGAATTTGAGACAGAAAACCGTTGGCGTGAAATCCGGCTTCAGCAAGCCAACGAAGAAGGGACCGAATTTGGCGTTACCGTGACACTTTGGCGGAAAAAGGAAAATCCAACCGGCGAAGACGACAAATTTGAAATGCTTGAAGGTTACCCGGTTCTTTTGAGTGATTACAACGGCAACCCAATTGACCGAATCCCCTTTGAATTTGTCGGGTCAACCAATAACGAACCGCATATTGACAAAGCCCCGCTTCTGGACCTTGCAAACTTGAACGTTGCCCATTACCGGAATTCGGCGGACTACGAAGAAGGCGTTTTTATGACCGGGCAAGACCAACTTGTTTTGTCCGGGTTGTCCCAAGAATGGGTTGACAAGAACTTTAAAGGCGGGGTCAAGCTTGGGTCCCGGGCGGCAATCCCTTTGCCCAAAGACGCGGACGCCAAGTTGCTTCATGCGGACCCGAATTCAATTGCGGCGGAAGCAATGAAGCACAAAGAAGAGCAAATGAAAGCCCTTGGCGCAAAACTCATTGAACCGAAGGCAACCAAGGGCACGGCAACCGAAGCCTTGATTGAAGAAAGTTCCGAATCTTCCGTTTTGTCGTCGGCAACAAAGAATGTTTCGGCGGCTTACCGAAAAGCCCTTTTCCATGCGTCCCGGTTCATTGGCGAAGTGAACCCGGAAGACATTGACTTTGAATTGAATTCGGACTTTGCGGCGGCAATGGCGAGCCCGGCGGAACGTGCCCAAATCGTTGCCGAATGGCAAAGCGGGCTTATTACCTTCAACGAAGCCCGGGAACAATTACGCAAAGCGGGCATTGCTTACGAAGACGACGACGTTGCCAAGACGCTTGCCGACGAAACCCTTATTCCGCCCCCGGGGTCCGGTTCGGGCGGTGATGAATAGACATGAAAAAGCCCCGGCGGTGAACCGGGGCTTTTGTTGGTTTAGCGGATTGCAAACATTTTATGAGAGAATATTGCTTTCAACTGTCTGAATGAAAGCGGCTTTTCCGTGATTGTTGAAAAGGTGTAATTTTCAAGCTCTTCTTCAACTTCGGAAGCATAAACTTCTTTGCCGTCCCAATCCCCGGTTTCTTCGTTATATTCAAGACGTTGAAAAGTCATGCGTTGGGTTTTACGCTCAAGCGTCATGTCAATATCTTCATCCGGGCCAAGCCGGGTAAAGGTCATTTCGTTGTTATTACGAAGGGCGGGAATCTCATTTGTTTTATTTGTATTTTTCATCATGCTTTAAACATAAAACGTTTTTCGTTTAACGGTCAAGAATTATTTTGCTCTTTTTTGAAAAAAGTTTTGTGCTTCCGAAATGCCGACGAAACGCAACCGCAAAGCCCTTCTTGATTTAGCCATAAGGCGGCAAGTCTTACTTGAGCGAATCAAGGCGGGGCAATACCGGGACTTTGCAAAGGTCTTCCCGGAAATCGAAAAACTTATTTCGGCCAAGGTTGGCGGGCTTGCAAACGACCTTGCGGGCGAAAACCGCCGTTTCCTTACCCGTTGGCTTGGGCAAATCGAAAAGGCGGTTTTGAAGCAATACCGGGGAAGCCTGAAGCTTTTCAACAAAGACCTTGAGGAAACCGCCGGAATCTTCGCCGCCATGGAAGCCGGGGACATTGCCGCTTCAATCACCGGGACGGTTACACTTTCGACACCAACCGCCCGGCAAGCTTTCAACTTGGCGAAGGTCCAAGCAATGAGCCATTCCGGGGAAACCCTTGAAGGCTTCCTTGAAACCTTTGCCCAAGGCGAAACCAAGCGGGTTGTTTCGGTGCTTCGCCGGGGCTTCTTCCAAGGGCGGACCAATCAAGAGCTTGTCCGGGAAATACTCGGGACCCGTGCCCGGCGGTTCCAAGACGGGATTTTGAACGTTTCCCGCCGGAACGCCCAAGCGGTTGTTTTTACGTCGGTTCAACACGTCGCAAGCGTCGGGCGAATGCGGACTTGGCAAGACAACGCGGACGTTGTGAAGGGTTACGAATGGGTTTCAACCTTGGACCGCAAGACAACGCAAAAATGCAAGACTCTTGACGGTCAAAAATTCAAGGTTGGGGAAGGACCGGTTCCCCCGGTCCATATTCGTTGCCGGTCAACGACGGTTGCGGACCTTGACCCGAAGTTTGACTTCCTGAAGGAAGGGCGAACTCGGTCCGGGGAAAAAGGACCTGTTGACGCGGACCTTGACTATTATGATTGGCTGAAGAATCAACCGCCCGGCTTCCAAGATCAAGCCCTTGGACCGGTCCGGGGCAAGCTCTTCAGGGAAGGCGGACTTTCGGCGGACCGGTTCGCGGAACTTCAGCTTGACCGCAACTTTGAGCCATTGACGCTTGCCGAAATGCGGGCACTTGAACCGGAAGCGTTCAAAAATGCGGGCTTGTAATGGCGAATAAAAACCGTTTTGTTGGTGTCCTTAACCGGGCGGCGGTGCCGCTCACAACTACAAAACACAAATGAAATATATCCTTACCAAAGAAGAGTTCGAAAAACTTCCTGAAGCACTTCAAGGCGAATACACCCTTGAAGGCGAAAACGCAACGTTGACCCTTGAAGGTCACGAAGACGCCTTTGTTGAAAAAGGCAAATGGCAAGAAGCCGAAAAACACCGTAAGAACGCGGAAACCAAGGCTTTGGAAGTCGAAAAGCGGGAAGCCCAACTTCTCAAGGATATTGAAGCGGCCAAGGGCAATGAAAAGAAGATTGCCGAATTGCGGGAATCGCACGAAGCCGAAGTTGCCCGAATCAAGGAAGAGAACGAAGCCCAATTGAAGGAAATCAAAGCCGGGCAACACAAGGCAATGATTGACGCCGAAGCAACCAAGTTTGCCAACGAACATTTTACCGTGCCTTCATTGGTCAAAGACGCCGTTGCAAAGCGTCTTACGGTTGAAGAGGTTGAAGGGCAACCGGTGATTCGTGCCCTTGAAGCGGACGGCAAAGCCTCTTCGAAGTCACTTGAACAAGTGCAAAAAGAATTTCTTGAAAACAAAGAGTTTTCCAGCATTATTAAAGCGTCTAAAGGTAAGGGCGGCGGTGCCACTCCCCCGGAAGGCGGCAAAGGCGGCGGTGCCGCAAAGCAAGTAACAAGGGCAGAGTTTGACGAAATGTCACAAGCGGACCGGTTGACCTTTTCGAAGGAAGGCGGGGAAGTGGTTGACACGGAATAAGACGAAACCCGACAATCCACAAATCCAAATCGTTTAAAATATCATGGCTAATACAGTCTCTTTCACAAATCTTGCGCCAATCCTTTACCGCTCCATGGACCGGGTTGCGCGTGAGCTTTCGGGGTTTATCCCCTCTTCCATGGTCAACGCTTCCGGCGTGACCATTGCCGCCCAAGGTGACAAGGTGCAATCCCTTCGCACAACTGAGGCAATCGACAAGGCTTCTTACACCCCCGCAATGACCGTTCCCGACTCCGGGGACAAAACCAACGTCATGGACGAATTTGCCATTGACCAATACGTTGGTAAGGAACTTCCGCTGAAGGGCGAAACGGTCAAGCGGCTTAAAAACATTGCCGAATATGGCAAATGGATTGAGGACGAATTCGCCCAAATGATGCGTTCAGCGGTCAACGAAATGGAAGCTTACCTTGGCGGCATTGCTTACAAGGCGGCTTCCCGTGCCTATGGAACGGCGGGTTCAAATCCGTTTGCTTCCAACATTACGGCAATTGGCAACCTTCGTAAAATTCTGAAAGACAACGGTTGCCCCGTCCAAGACGGTGCATTGTCGCTTGTTCTGGACACAACCGCCGGTTCCGCCGGTATCGGTAACATTGCCCAACTTCAGAAAATCAATGAGTCCGGGGACGGCGGGGACCTTCTTCGTCAAGGTCTTCTTGGCGTTCTTGGCGGTTTCAATATCCGCGAATCCGCCGGGGTCCAACTGCACACGAAGGGAACCGCAACCGGCTTTGATGCCGCCGGGGGTGAACCTTTGGGCGAAACGGTTGTTGCTGTTGACGGTTCCGACGCTGGAACAATCCTTGCGGGTGACGTTGTCACTTTTGCGGGCGATACAAACAAATATGTTGTCAATTCGGCAACCGCTTCGGGTGCCGCTTCCGGTAACATTACGTTGAACCGTCCCGGTCTTCGTGCCGCTCTTGCGGACACCGTTGAAGGTACAATTGGGGATTCGTTCACCGCGAACGTTGCCTTCCATCGTTCCGCAATTGAGTTTGCGGCCCGTGCCCCGGCACAACCTGAAGGCGGAGACGCGGCGGTTGACTCTATGATTATTGTTGACCCAATTAGCGGCATTCCGTTCGAATTCCGCATGTATAAGGGTTATGGCATGAACAAGATTGAACTTAATATCTTCTATGGCGGCAAAGCTTGGAAGCCTGAGTTCATTGCCTTGCTTCTTGGCTAACCCTACGGGTAAACGATAAACGTTTGACATTACTGAAAGCCCCGCCTTGATTGGCGGGGCTTTCTTTTTTTAACTCAAACCAAGCGAATAAATTATGAATACTAAAATCAAAGTTATCAAACCCGGTTACTTTGCCGGGAAATGGGAAGAAGCCGGGGCGGAAATCGAATTGACCGAACGCCAACTTGATTGCGTCAAACGACGTGAACGCGAATTTGAAATTCTGGACG